TGGAGAAGTGGTATCTCGCCGGGCTCATAACCCGGAGGTCGCAGGTTCGAATCCTGTCCCCGCCACTACGTTTTTTAAAAATGTAATTATGAATAAATCAATTTTTATTTTAATGTTTGCACTTGCCGGAGTGAGTGTGAGCTGTGAGAAATCCGACTGGTTTTCTCCTGACGAGGTAGATGCAATCAAAGCTGGATATAATGTTCAGACACAAGATTTGCAGTTTGCAAATAATGCATTAACTACCCAAGTTACTGATCTTACAACACAGGTGACGAATTTAACTACTGAAGTTGAAACGTTAACTGCATCTGTAAGTACATTAACTACATCAAACGGTACATTAACAACCGAAAATACAGCGTTATCAGCTACTAATACAGCTAATGTAACGACTATTGCAGGTTTAAATGATGATGTAACCGCTTTGACGTCTCAAGTTACAACTCTGACAACAGAAGTTGCAGACTTAGAGGCAGATATAGTAACATTAAACACTACTATTACAAACTCAGGTGCTACTAACACTGACTTAACTAGTCAGATTACTACTTTAACAGCTACTAATACTACATTAGCAGCTCAAGTAACTACGTTGCAAGCTGAGGCAGATGCTTTAGAGGCTAATGTCTTAACTATGAAGAACTTTAAATCTCTTAGAGATAAGTTAGATGTTATGGTAGCAGCAACTATTTCAGATACTAATTTAAATAAAGCTATTGACTCTATTTCTATAGGTCTTACTAGCACAAGTCTTACACCATCTGTATTAGATGGGTTGATAAGCGCGGAAGCAGATTGGCTATTTGATAATGCCATTAAATCTGGGACTGTATCAATGACTACTGCAGCTAGCAGTTTTTATGATACTTCTGCAGATACAAACGTGGTTAATTACAGAACATTAGTTACTGAATTAACTGCTGCATGGAATGCTGCTAAAGAATCACAATTAATTTTATGGTTCATCGAGTTTATTAACGAGTACGAAAATCTTTAGTATTCAGTTATAATATATTGAGAGCCGCCTTGTGCGGCTTTCTCTATTTATATAAAAGATATGTTATGAATAAGGAAATTTTTAAAGACTATATATGTTCTAGACCATTTCTTACCTTAGATGTACACGATAATGATAGATATTTATGTTGCGCTGCATGGTTAAAAAAAGATCTTCCTAAAAATGTATCTCCAAAAGAAGCATGGGAATCTGAAGAAGCAAACTTAGTAAGAGAAAGTATCCTAGATGGTTCATATAAGTATTGTGATTCTAATATGTGCCCTTTTCTTCATACTTTAAAAGTAAAAGGACATCCAGTAAAAGCAGATAATACTGATATGATGAATACCCTAACTCTATTTAGGAAAGATAGTATATTACCTCCAAATGTCCAAAAAGCTATAGACGATTACAAAAAAGGAGAAAGCACACCTGAAACAGTCTTCTTTTCTTTTGATAGGACCTGTAATCTTGAATGTCCTTCCTGTCGTATTGAATTATTTACTGCAAACAGCAAAAAGATTAAAGAAGTAGAAGGTGATATAGAATTAATTAAAGAACAGTACAGCAGTACTTTAAAAAGGATATACATAACCGGTTCAGGAGACCCATTTGTATCGGTAGGTTTTAGAAATTTTTTAAGAAACTTTAAAAAATCTGATTGGCCTAAATTAGAAAATATTCATTTACATACTAATGCTACAAGGTGGACGAAAAAGATGTGGGATAGCATGAAAGAAGTTCAACCTTATATTGGTACTTGTGAAATAAGTATAGATGCAGGTACAAAAGATACATACGAAAATAAAACTAGAATAAACGGCAATTGGGAAGAACTTATTGAAAATTTAAAATTTATTGCAACTATACCTACAATAAGATTTATAAACACATCGTTTGTAGTACAGCAAAAAAATTACAAAGAAATGAAAATATTTTACAACTTAATTAGAGAAATATTTGATCATAAAGCTATGATATTTTTTAGTAAAATACAAGATTGGGGAGTTATGCAAGAAGGAGAGTTTATAAAACAAGAAGTACACAACCCTAATCATCCAGAACACAGCGAATTTTTAAAAAGTGTAAGGGAGGTATTACCAGCTAAAAATGCATGGACAAATTTACATGAATTTACTTTAAAAACTAATAAGGTTATATAAAATTTATATATGTTACTACATCAAAAGGTTTTATTTAGTAAGCAAGAAACTCAAAAAATTATATCTTATGCAAATAAGTTAGAAGATAGAGTTATAGGAACATATCACCCTAATATAAACGATGGCCAACACGATCCAGATGGAGGTCATAATTTAGCAGATCATATAGCTTGGCATAGTTCAGATGAGTACAATTGGATGTCTCATAGAATAATAGAATGGCTTAAATCCCTAAATCTTAAATATCAAATTAATAATTTAGGGTATGAATTTATAGTACAGAAGTATTTGAAAGGTTATGAATTTAAACCTCACATTGACCACGTATTATCAGTAGATAAAAAAACTATACTAAGAGAGAGACTGTATACTATTTTAATACAGTTAGCTAATGAGAATGACTATAGTGGAGGAGGACTATTCGTAGATAATAACGGAACTAATCAAATAAATAAAGCACCAGGTAATGTCTGTATATTCGGACCAGCTCAATTGCATTGGGTTGAAAAAATAACTGAGGGAGAAAGATGGAGCTGTACAATATTTCTTGAAAAAGATGCTTTAATAAAAAGTTTGATATAATTTTAAAAATTCGTATATTATAATATGATTAAGTTAGACGTAAAGGTAGGTGATACTATTCTTATGGGTAGATTCAAAAATAAAAAAGTTAAAATTAAGACTATTAATACTGACGAGTTTGGTATGCCGATAATAAATGGAAGACCTGCCTGTACATTTAGAATGGTACCAAACCCAAGATAATGTTAGTAGAATTCTCAAACTTTTTAACACCGGAAGAATCAAATAACTTTATATCCTTATTTGATAAAAGTCTTCAAGAACATCAAGATGATGACATATATAAGTATTACTATAAGAATCTGATGGGTGTTGATTTGCAAACTAATAAGTTTAATAAATTTGACTTTAAAAAAGTAAGAGTCCAACTGTTAGATGAGTCTATAAAACAAATAGTAAAGCCACATGGACATCTCAATCCATGGTCTTTCGTAATTTTTTTAAATACAGATTTTGAAGGAGGAGAACTTATTTTTGATGACAAGGTATATAGTCCAGAAATAGGTAAAATGTTATATTTCACCGGTGATGAACCTCATAGGGTTAACAACTGTGTTGGTGATAGATATACATTAGTTGGATTCATGCATAATAATCCGATGAAAGTTAAAAAAACCAATAACAACTTAATATAATGGTACAATTAGGAATATCAGCTTTTTATCATGATTCAGCTGCTTGTCTAGTAGTTAACGGGCAAGTTATGGCAGCAGCAGAAGAAGAAAGATTCACCGGTATAAAACACGATGATAGTTTTCCTATCAATGCTATTAAATACTGTCTTGAAGAAGGTAGAATTAAACTAGCAGACATAAAAGAAGTATGTTGGTATGAAAAACCTAAAAAGAAAGAAGAAAGAGTATATAAAATATTTAACAAAAGGCCGTTAAGGACCTTATTTTTAAGATTCAAAGCAAAAAAAAGATTTAAAGAGCAAAACCCTTTTTTAGTTCTAAAATCTATTGGTTATAAAGGAAGAGTTAAGTTCGTAGATCATCATCGTTCACATACTAACTTTAGTTACTACACCAGTCCATATAAAGAGGCTGCCATACTTACCATCGATGGAGTAGGAGAATTTGAAACTATAACTATATCAAAAGGACAGGGTAATAGTATTACTAAAGTTCATTCAATAAGTTTCCCACATTCACTGGGTATGTTATACTCAACAATTACATCGTTTTTGGGCTTTAAACCCAATGAAGGTGAGTATAAAGTAATGGGTCTCGCCCCATATGGTGATCCTAGTAGATATTACGAAAAACTGAATAAACTATTTAAAGGATCTGGTAGTAATTTATATTTATTACAAAGATACTTTACCTGGGAGTATTCAGACCAGGTTATGTTTAATAAAAGATTATGTCGACTATTAGAATTACCCCCAAGACTACCAGAGGAACCGGTTTTACAAGACCACATGGACTTGGCAGCAGCATTACAGAAAATATACGAAAGAGAATTTGTATACTTGGTAAAAAAATCAAAAGAACTTACAGGTACCACCAACTTATGTCTAGGAGGAGGGTGCGCGTACAATGGGGTGGCGAACGCCTTAGCATATAATTATTTTGATTCTGTACATGTACCATTTGCACCTTCTGATGCTGGGTCTGCTATAGGAGCTTGTTTAAAAAAACATACTAAAGTTTCACCTTACTTAGGTCCAAATTTTACTAATAAACAAGTACATAAGGTTTTAGCAAAATACAAAGATAAATTACAGTATTTTAAGCTAACAGAAGAAAAACTTATAACTAAAACAGCTCAACTTTTAAATGCTCAAAATATCATAGGATGGTTTCAAGGTAGAATGGAATTTGGAGCGAGAGCTTTAGGTAATAGGTCCATATTAGCATCTCCTAGAAACCCTATTATGAGAGAAAGACTTAATCAAATAATTAAAAAAAGAGAAGGATTTAGACCTTTTGCACCTTCTGTACCAAAAGAAGAAGCAAGTAAATTTTTTGATATGAAAGAAGATATACCTTATATGAACCAAGTTGTAAAAGGTAAGACCGTACTAATACCTTCAGCAACACATGTAGACGCTACCTGTAGAGTTCAGACTGTTACAGAAGAACAAAATCCTATTTATTATAAATTATTAAAGGAAGTAGGAGGAATGTGTAATATACCTATTCTTTTAAACACATCATTTAATTTAAAAGATCAAACTATCACATTAGATCCAGATCAGGCTATAAAAAGGTTTCTGGAATCAAGAATTAATTTTTTAGTAATTAATAATTTTTTAATTAAAAAGAAATGATAAAAAGTATACATAAAATTATAAAAAAATGGAGGCAAGAAAAAGAATATCAAAAGAAAATTGCTGAACTTAAAAAGAGAGATCCATTTAATTATAAAAATTTTTAAAAAGTTGTATAATTATAATAATATTCGTATATTAATATAATGACTATAGTGTCGTAGCACCACTTTAAAAACACGAAATGGAAAATAAAGAAAAAAAGGTTATGAATCAAGCTCACCCTGACGCAAAAAAACATCAATTTGTGTCGTTTATTAAATCAGGAATTCGTATATTTGGATATATACTACTGCCATTCAATATATTGGCAGGCGCTAGTGTACTAGTAGTATCAGAAGTAATAGGTATAATCGAAGAATTAGTTTAAAAAAAAGTTATGGGAAAATATCAATCAACAAAGCTATTTGACAATTATTCAGTAGCATTAAGACAACATAAAGCAGCTCATTCACATTGTGAGTTATTACACGGGTATGCTTTAAAATTTAAAGTATGGTTCGAATCTATTGAACCAATGGAAGAAAAACAATTAGACGAAATGAATTGGATTATGGATTATGGTGGATTTAAATCTACTGATGCAGAACCAACTCCTGGTAACGGTCTAAAAGATTGGATGAATTATATGTGGGATCATACTGTATTAATTGAAAAAGATGATCCTCAATTAGAGACATTTAAATACATGGAGGAATTAGGTCTATGTGCTCTAAGAGTAATGGATGCTATGGGTGCAGAATCTTGTGCTAAAATGGTATTCGATAAGTTTAACGAAAGAATGGCTTTAACAGGCGGAGGTAGAGTCAAAGTAGTTAAAGTAGAATGTTGGGAAGCAGAGAGAAACTCATCAATATACGAAGGTTAATGTCATTAGGTAGAGTAGAAGATTACGATAAAAACTTACCTATTGTAGAAATCTATACTGCTGTTCAATCTGAAGGTTCAAGAGCAGGGTATCCTACAGTTGTTATTAGAACTACTGGATGTACTCATAGATGTTACTTTGGAGAAGGAGGATGGTGTGATAGTTGGTATACTTCTATACATCCAGAAAAAGGTAAGTTTACCTTTAATGATATTATCAAAATGTATGATGATAATCCACATATATCTGAAATGATGCTAACAGGGGGTTCTCCTACTATGCATAAAAAACTTGTTAACGAACTAACACATCTTGCTCATGAGAGAGATATCTTCATTACTATGGAAAATGAAGGAAGTCATTTCCTTCCTACTGACTTTCCTATTAACCTCCTTAGTATTAGTCCTAAATTCAGTAATTCAGTTCCTGTTATCGGGGTTGAGACTCCTGAAGGAAAAATTACTGATGAGAGAATGATTAAACAGCATAATAAGTTTAGACTTAATTATCCTGCAATAAAAGAAAGTATAGCATATCATTCAGATTACCATATTAAACCTGTATGGGACGGTAAAGATGAAAATGCTCTTAAAGAAATATTAGAGTGTTTAGAAATATTAGATACTCCTCAGGATAAAGTATGGTTTATGCCGGCAGGAGATAGTAGAGAAGCTTTACATAAGTCTTACCCTATATTATTTGATTGGGTGAGAGATAATGGTTATAGAATGACATGGAGACCCCATATCATAGCATTTGAAGATCAAAGAGAAGTATAATGAACGTAGCAGTATTAGTAGATATAATTAAAGAGACAAAATCAAATTGGAGATTTATATTTGAAGATCCATTATATGATGAATTAAAGTATACTTCTGGTGAATTAATACAACTATGTATGAAACCAGGATTAGAAGGATCAGCTGTAAGAAACTACTCGGTAGCATCTTGGCCAGATGGAACAAATAAATTTGAACTTATAGTAACTTACCTAAAGGGTGGTGCTATGAGTGAATACTTGTTCAATGAAGCAAAGATAGGAGATGAGTTTATTTACAGAGGACCAATGGGGAGTTTTGTCTTACCAGAAAAGATTGATAGAGATATTTTCTTTATCTCTACTGGATCTGGTATCAGTCCATTTAGATCTATGATCAACTATGTTGCTGAAAATGATATTAAAACTAAAGATATTAAATTATTTTTTGGAACAAGAACACAAGAAGATATATGTTATTGGGATGAAATGAAATTACTAGAACAAATGGTTCCTAATTTCGAATTTGTACCAGTATTATCAAGAGAGGAATGGGACGGTAAAACAGGATATGTTCACGAACATTACTTAGAT